TCGTTAGACCCAGAGCAGGATTCAACATACTCGCAACCGCAAATACTAAGGGTAAAGGTTCAGACGACGGAAGATTTATTGGAACTAACGTGCTCAACGAAGCATTCCTTGAAAGATTCCCAGTAACTTTTGAGCAAGCATATCCTGCACCTGCACACGAAATCAAGATACTTAAGAATGTTGCATCAACACTTGGTGTAGATGATACTGAGTTCTGTAAGAGACTTGTAGATTGGGCAGACATCATTCGTAAAACATTCTACGATGGTGGTATTGAAGAGATCATCAGTACTCGTAGATTAGTTCATGTACTTCGTGCATTCTCTATCTTCAATGATAAGGAGAAAGCAATCAAAGTTTGTATTAATCGTTTCGATGAAGATACAAAGCAATCATTCTTAGAATTATATGACAAAGTAGATGCTGACTTTGAAATTACAAAAGAACTTGACATAACAAAGGATGAAACACCTATGGGATAATTATAGGAGCACTCTGTTCTCTATGTTCCCTGATTTGGAATATAGAGAAACATGGGCAGATTGGGAAAGTAAAGGTACTTCACTAATTGCCAAGACCTACTCAAACGATTATTTTATCAAAGCAAGAGAGGTTGATATATGGAGTGATAAATCTTCTATTTACAACAATATCATCTATCCAAAGACGGGCAGTAACTTGCCCTGTTTTGGTATGGACTTAATGGGGTTCTTTCAAAAGAAAGTTATTATAGTTTTTGATTTTCAACATCCAAAAGAGAAGTATCCTTTCTCAGTTGAAGGTTTACCAAAGAGTGAAGGAGACTATCGTTTCTTTGAACCTGGTAATCATTTCTCAGACAATATCTACATTGCAAAATGTACGATGGATGAGGTTGATGAACATCTTGAAATGTTTACGAACTACTTGACAAAGTACAAGGAGATGGTAGAATTAGAGAAACCCACTGGAATTGAAACCAGTGAATATAAAGATTTTGATGCATATATGACTAAACTCGATCCAGTTGCAGGATATCTGTCTGGTAAGTTTGGAAAAGAAAAAGCAGAGAGTCTGGTAAACGATTTTCTTTTTACTTATGGATAAACGAGAAACAGAGCACTCAAAGTATTGGTATGATTACACTCGTAATGACCCCAATAGAGAAAATCCTTTTACTGATCCTAAAGATAGAGAAAGGGCAGAATTTGTAGTTGGTGCAGGTAATACTGCTTATGAAAATGATGGACTTGATTATGAAGTCGATTATATGAGTTCCTCTGCCGATTATATGTCTGATATAGACGATATGTATTCACATCATTTTACAACAGAACAACCAATGGCACATTATTTTAAATATCATGAAGAAGAAATTCTAAAAGATATTCAAGAATACGTATCAGGAACTTATCAAGGACATTATACAGGTAACTCACATGAGTTTCGTAAAGTTCAGACAATTGACTTGATGGCATCTAAAGATTTAGCATCAGGATTTTGTCAAGCAAACATACTGAAATATGGAAGTAGGTATGGAAATAAAGATGGAAGAAATCAAAAAGACTTGCTAAAAGTCATACACTATGCTATGCTATTATTACACTTTGATGGACACTATAGTAAACCCCCTATGACAACAGGGAATATTGACATTAACATGCCTTAAACATAATGAATTTAAAAGAAAGAACTATGAAATTATCTGACAACACTTTGAATGTACTCAAGAATTTTGCAGGTATCAACAACTCAATCCTTGTCAAAGAAGGTAATAAATTAAGAACAATATCTGTTGCTAAAAATATTCTTGCAGAAGCAGATATTCCAGAAGAGTTTCCTCGTGATGTAGCAATTTATGATCTTAATCAGTTTCTAAATGGACTTGGATTACATTCAGATCCTGACTTAGATTTTAGTCCTGAGTCATATATTGCAATTAAAGAAGGGACAAGAAGAGTTAAATATTTTTATGCAGATCCTCAAGTAATTACTGCTCCTCCTGAGAAAGAAATTAATCTTCCTACAGAAGATGTATGTTTCCAATTAGATAGCACAGCATTAGATAAATTACTCAAAGCAGCGGCAGTATATCAATTACCAGATTTATCTGCGATTGGTGAAGCAGGTGTTGTTAAACTTGTTGTTCGTGACAAGAGAAATGATACATCAAATGAATACGCAGTTGTAGTTGGTGAAACTGATAAAGATTTTGTATTCAATTTTAGAGTAGAGAATATTAAAATTATACCTGGTGCATATGATGTGGTAGTATCAAGTAAATTACTTTCTAAGTTTTCTAATACACGTTATGATTTAAAATATTACATAGCATTAGAACCAGACTCAACATTTGGATAATGAATAATGTAGGATTAGAGGTAGTATTCTGGACTATACTATCAGTATACTTACTTGCAAAATTAGGTGTATTTAAAAAGAAATGAAGCTTACACAAGAACTCATTGACAAAATACAAGAAGCAATGCTTCACACTAATCTAAAAGGTGAAATAAACTGGAAAGATGGTGATGATATTGAAGTACAGATTGCAGGAACTTTTGCAAAGGATAAATTTATCGTATTGAAAAATGCATCAAAGAACCCTTTTGAAAATGCTCAACCACATCCTAATTTTGATTACGAAAAGAAAGAATTTATAAAGAATATTGATAAAGAATAATAATGTGTTATAATAGAAGTAAGATATTTTTATTATGAACATTTTTGTGACAGATCCTGACCCTGTGAAGTCGGCAGAAGTTTTGCCTGACAAACATGTGGTCAAGATGCCATTAGAAACTTGTCAAATGTTGGCAGTAGTTTATTCCAAATGGTATTACAATTGGGGTAATGATTTATTACCCAAGAAAGATGGAACTCCATATAACACAGAGAAGGGTGCCTTTCGGGGACACCCTTGTACTATCTGGGCAGCAGAAAGTATTGCCAATACTGCTTGGTTAATTCAACATGGTTTTGGATTACTTCAAGAGTATACTCATAGATATGGAAAGATACACTCTTGTCAAACTGCAATGAATGAAGCAGAAAGAGTGTTTGAAGAAAAAACAGGGAGAACATTACTATGCCACAAAGAAGCAACACCATTCGCATTTGCAGGTCCCGATGTATTTAAATATGACACAAGCATTGACACTCTTACTGCTTACAAACGTTATATATCGTCCAAACCTTGGGCTGCATCTAATTATCTTCGTGACCCATCCAAGAAACCGAATTGGTTATGAAGCACATTCTATTTGAATTGGAAGGTTGTCCCTTTCCCACTTTGAATGATGAAGAGCATATAAAATTCTGTTTGTTTCATGCATCAGAAGCATCACATTCAAAAGTTCTTAAAATAGAAACTCAAAAATTTGTACCACAAGGTGTGACTGGATTTGCTTTATTAGCAGAGAGTCATTTAAGTATTCATACATGGCCAGAAAAAGGTGTTGCATATTGTGACATTTTTACTTGTGGTGAACACTGTGAACCAGAAAGTGCAGTAGAATATTTAAGTAAGTGGTTATCATCCACAAACACTAAATCTAAATGTTATGAAAGAATTTGATTATGAACTCGATTACAAAAGACTTGATTTTACAGACGAGGAAACTCGTAAACTTTATCGTATTGGAAGGGGAGAGCAAGGAGTTCTATTGGTTCGCCCTTATACTGACAATATCTGTGCTCATTGGAGATTTAAGACACCAGAGAATGCAGTAAAATCATCTAATAAAATATTTGCAATGTATCTTGATTATCGTGATGAAAAAGATTTCATCGGTATGGATATGTGTCGTAAGTTTCTTGAAATGGGTTTTACTAGATCAAGGAGATATGCCAATCATAGAGATGGTAAAAAGTATGATAAAGAAGGTAATATAATACCCCAAGAAGAAGATCATGCTACTTGTCATTTTGCGAAGTCTGCTACTATATTTAAGAAAGTTAGAGATATAGTTGCAAAAAGTGAAACATATGTTAAAATGAGAAAACAATGGAGATCGGAAGAATGATTTTTTTAGCTTGCCCACCAGTTTATACTTTGCCTGGTACTTGGAACGATCCAGAGAAAATTGCAAAGTGTAATGATACTTTAATACCACATTTTACATTCAATCCTGATTTTACTTTTGGTATCTCTATTGCAGTAATTACTATCTTATTAGCAGGTTATGGAATTTACAAAGGGTTCTTTGCAAATAAAGGATTGACAGATCCTTGGGATGATCATGATGACTAAGTTAATCGAAAAAGATGATCCACAATGGTTTGCACAAACAAGTGATATACCTTATGATCGTCACCATTATAAGATAGTTTGCCAAAACAAATCTTTTGTGGTAGAATCTTGGGACGAGGTTCAAGAATGGTGGTGGAATAATTGTCGTTCACCTTGGTTTGAGGGAACAGTTATTCACGTTATTGATAAACCAAAACCAAAATCGAAAGGTTTTAAATAATGAGTGATTTTATATGGGTTGAAAAATACAGACCCACTACAATTGATGAATGTATCTTACCCAAAGGTATCAAGAAAACCTTTCAAGATTTTGTTGAAAGAGGTGAGATACCAAATATGTTATTGTCAGGTCCACCAGGCATTGGAAAGACCACAGTAGCAAAAGCATTATGTAATCAATTAGGTTCAGATTATTATGTCATTAATGGATCGGATGAAGGACGTTTTCTTGACACGGTTCGGAACAGTGCGAAAAACTTCGCATCTACAGTCTCTCTTACAAGTGACTCGAAACATAAAGTCATCATCATTGACGAAGCAGACAATACCACTTCCGATGTACAGCTCCTTCTCAGAGCGAGTATTGAGGAGTTCTCCAAAAACTGCAGGTTTATCTTTACCTGTAATTACAAAAACAAAATTATCGACCCTTTACATAGTAGGTGTTCTGTTGTTGATTTCTCAGTTAATAAAAAAGACAAACCAACAATAGCTGCACAATTCTTCGCAAGATTAAATTCTATTCTAGAAGAAGAAAAAGTAGAGGCAGATAAGAAAGTTCTTGCAGAACTTATTAATAAACATTTTCCAGATTGGAGAAGAGTTCTTAACGAGTGTCAAAGATATGCAGTTAGTGGTAAAATAGATAGTGGTATATTAGCTGCCTTTTCAGATGTTTCTGTAAATGACCTTATTAAAAATCTTAAATCAAAAAACTTTTCTGAAGTTCGTAAATGGGTTGTCACAAACTTGGATAATGACACTTCTGTTCTATTGCGTCGTATTTACGATAGTCTATATGATTCATTGGAGCATAGAAGTATCCCTGCGGCTGTCCTTATTCTGGCAAAATATCAATTTCAGATAGCATTTGTCGCAGACCAAGAAATCAATCTTCTTGCTTGCTTAACAGAAATCATGGTGGAGTGTGAATTTAAATGAACTCAGAACAATTCTGTAAAACAGAAGAGTGGATAGAATTTAGAGATGCCTTGTGGAAAAAGTTCTATCACATGGAAAGTTCATTATATTTTATAGAAGATAAACAAGAGTGGATAGAAATGGGATGTCCTAGAGGTCCTCATCCTATGGACTCTGGACATTATATCAAGTGTTCTTACTGTGGTTGGTATGGTCAACCAGATGGAAAGAATTTTTTATTATTTGATCACATTTTACCAGTATATAAGTATCCACATTTAAGATTAAATGAAAGTAATCTTACTATCTGTTGTGCTGAATGTAATAAGAAGAAGGGTGGTCTTGTAGGTGATCCTACAAGGTTGACAGATATAATGCTACAGTATCAAGAAGATGCTGAGAGTAATCTCAAATTAGACTTTATGAATCCTTCTAAATTTTATAGAAGGATGAAGAAGATAGACGGACTGTATCATGAATACTTCGTACCGTTTAAAGGACTTAAAACACATCAACTATATGTGGGAGCATAAATTAAAATGACTATTAAACTAATTCGTATGTGGTCTGGTGAAGATGTAATCGCCGACGTTATTGAAGAGAATGAGTATACAATTACGATGGAAAATCCAATCGTTGCTGTGCCATCTCAACAACCAGGACAAATTGCATTTGCTCCTTGGTCTCCTTTACATGCTAAAGGTAAAATAAAAGTTACTGAGAAGTATGTTGTTTATATGGGAGAACCTCAACCAGAAATCATTGAACAATATAATTCAATGTATGGTAAGATATCAACTCCTACTAAAAAATTGATTATTTAATTATGACTAAATCAACATTTACAAAAACAAAAGCACAAATGAAATCATCAAGTTATTATACATTCTGGAGTATAGCAACAGTAGCTGTTGTTGCAGGTCAAATTTATGTTGGCACTGGATATCGAACAATGTCAAAATCATTAGATGCATGGTTTGATAAAACTATAAGTATTATGATACAAAAACGTCTTATGGGAGAACCAAGACGAGGAGGAGTAGAATTCTTAAATGGTTCTGAACGTAGACCTGCTGAAATTAATCCTGATGATTATATTATTTGGGAAACAACTGAAAGTAACGTTAATGTCAATTAAATCTCTTAAGACACCATTAAGATATCCTGGCGGCAAATCAAAAGCAATTAAAACATTATCACAATGGTATCCTAAAATTATATCAGAGTATCGTGAACCTTTTATAGGTGGTGGTTCGATTGCGATTGATGTGACTAAATCCAATCCAGATATACCAGTTTGGATAAATGATTTGTATGTCCCTTTGTATAATTTTTGGGTTCAACTCAGAGATCGTGGTGAAGAATTATCGGAGAGAGTTCGTGAAGAAAAACAAAACACCTTAGATGAGGGTGATCCAGATAAAATAACTGCAAGTGCAAAAGAGTTATTCAATAAGTACAAAGAAGAGATTGATACTTATGATGACTTTGAAAAAGCAGTAGCATTTTTTATAATGAATAAATGTAGTTTTTCTGGTCTAACAGAGAATAGTACATTTTCACAAACAGCATCCAATGCTAATTTTTCATTAGTAGGTGCTGATAAATTAAAAGAGTTTTCAAAGTTAATTCAACATTGGAAGATTACAAATATTGATTACTCAGAAGTTATGAGTGCAGAAGGTTCTGATGATACATTTGTATTCCTCGATCCTCCATATGATATTAAAGATTTTTTATATGGTAAGAATCGTGAAATGCATAAATCATTTGACCATAATTTGTTTGCAGAAAATGTTTATAAATGCAAACATAATTTTATGATTACCTACAATGTAAATCATCGTTTAATGCAAATGTATGCAGATTATGAATTAAATTTTTGGAATTTAAGATATTCAATGGCACATAGGGGAGAAAAGGGAACTGATGATAATGTTAAACAAGAATTATTAATAACTAACTATAACATAAATCCAGTAACACCAATAGAAGAATTACTAACTACATGACAGAATTCATTCAAAGACATATCGGTATTACCGAAACAGAACAGGCTCAAATGTTAAAAGATTTGGGTCTTTCTTCGTTAGAAGAATTAGTAAGAGAGATAGTACCGACTTCGATCTTACTTCGTGGTGATGATAATTTACCAGAACCTTGTAGTGAACAACAGGCACTTGAAGAATTAAAAGAAATTGCAGAACACAATATTGTAAAAAGAACTTTGATTGGTCAAGGATATTATGGAACAATTACACCATCAGTAATTCTTAGAAATGTATTTGAAAATCCTGCTTGGTATACATCTTATACACCTTATCAGGCAGAGATATCACAAGGTAGATTAGAAGCACTATTCAACTATCAAACACTCATCACAGAACTTACTGGATTACCAGTTGCAAACGCATCTTTATTAGATGAGGGTACTGCAGCTGCAGAAGCAATGTTACTTGCTCATAGTCAAAGTAAGAAAAAAGATTTTATAGTTGACGATAAAATATTTCCACAAACATTGGAGGTATTACTTACAAGAGCAGAACCATTAGGTATCAACATAGTTAAAGTTGATTTAGATGAACTTGTTGATTTAGAATCATTAGAAAATGCATTTGGTCTCATACTTCAATATCCAAATAATCATGGATCATTAAAATATCATGATGGGTTTTTGAGATGTGCTGAAGCATATAAATGTATGAAGATTGCAATCGTTGACCCACTATGTCAGGTGCTAATGAAACCTGTTGGTGAAATGGGTTTTGATATTGCAGTTGGTAGTATGCAAAGGTTTGGAATACCTATGGGTTTTGGTGGACCTCATGCAGCATTCTTTGCAATAAGTGAAAAATATAAACGTAAGATTCCTGGACGTATTGTAGGGCAGTCGGTAGATAGTCAAGGTAATAAAGCACTACGGCTAGCATTGCAAACAAGGGAACAACACATAAGACGAGACAAAGCAACATCCAATATATGCACTGCTCAAGCACTCCTCGCAAATATGGCAGGTTTTTATGCTGCTTACCACGGTGCGGAAGGTCTGAAAAAAATAGCAACCAGAGTATTAAGATATAGACAAACGTTATTATTAGCATTGAAATGGTGTGGTCTAGAAGTTGATGAATCAGAAGGATTTGATACTGTAAGATTTAAGGGTAAAAAAACTATACAAGATTTTAATGTTCGATATGAAGATGGTTGGACTATTTTATCATTAGATGAACTTACAACTTTAGAAGAAATATTATTAATTGTTCATTCACAATATGATGATATTCCTTTTAAGATTACTGATATTAGTAAAAAGTATGAATGGCTTTCTACACCGATGAGAAAGAAACCTTGGTTACAACAAGATGTATTTACGAAGTATCAAAGTGAAACAAATATGATGAGATATATCAATGAGTTAGTTCAAAAAGATTTCTCATTGGTCAATGGTATGATGCCACTTGGAAGTTGCACAATGAAACTTAATGCAGCATCAGAATTAATGCCAGTAAGTTGGAATGAGTTTGCAAATATGCATCCATTTGCGCCAGAAGATCAAACTCTTGGTTATCAAAGAATTATATTCGATTTGCAAGAATGGTTATGTGATATAACAGGATTTGCTGACATTTCATTACAACCAAATGCAGGTTCACAGGGTGAATACGCAGGACTGTTAGCAATACAAGAATATCACAAAAGTCAAGGTGATCACAATCGGAATGTATGTTTAATACCCACGAGTGCACATGGAACTAATCCTGCATCAGCAGTCATGGCAGGTATGAAGATAGTTCCTGTAAATTGTGATGATGATGGGAATATTGATTTAAAAGATTTAGAGAAGAAAGCAATCATGAATACATTTGAACTCTCTTGTATCATGGTTACATATCCATCAACTCACGGTGTATTTGAACCTACCATTAAAGATATTTGTAGAATTGTTCATGAAAATGGTGGACAGGTATATCTTGATGGTGCAAATATGAATGCACAAGTTGGACTAGCAAAACCTGGTGAGTATGGTGCAGATGTCTGTCATCTTAATTTACATAAAACATTTTGTATTCCTCACGGTGGTGGAGGTCCTGGTGTAGGTCCGATTGGAGTTGCATCACATCTTACACCATATATGAACAAAAGAGTATCATCAGCAGAATTTGGTAGTGCAAGTATTCTTCCTATCAGTTGGATGTATATTCGTATGATGGGTGGAGAAGGATTAAGAAAGGCAAGTGAGATATCGTTGTTGTCTGCAAATTGGTTGGCAAATGAAATTGATATATCATTTAAAGTTTTATATAAAGCAGAGAATGGCCGTGTTGCACATGAATGCATTTTTGATTGTCGAACATTACCTGTAACTGCAGAAGATATTGCAAAAAGATTAATGGATTATGGTTTTCATGCTCCTACATTATCATGGCCAGTTACAAATACTATGATGGTTGAACCAACTGAAAGTGAGTCATTAGATGAACTTAAAAGATTTGTAAAGGCAATGGAGATGATAAGAAGAGAAATTTATATTGATAAAAGTATCTTGAAAAACGCACCTCATACAGCAAGGGTTGTAATTTCTGACAAATGGGAGTATAATTATACCAGAGAACAAGCAGCATATCCTGCAGGTCAAACTAACAAGTTCTGGCCAGCAGTATCAAGGATTGATAATGTTTATGGTGATCGTAACTTGGTGTGCTCTTGTTCCACTTATTTTGATGATGTATCTGATGGAACTTAAAGATTGGTTAAACTCTATAAATGTAACAAAAAAGAATTTAATTGATGAAGATCCATCTATTGAAAAAGACTATCCTCCTTACATAATTAATCGTTGTTTCTCTGGTCATCTTGATGCAATTATGTTTGCAAATGAGATGAATATGTATTCCTTCTTACCAAAGAAGATGCAATATGACTTTTTTATAAATATCCTCAGAACTAAGAAGAGATTCTCTCCTTGGCTCCGTAAAGATACGATTAAAGATATTGATTATGTAAAACGTTACTATGGTTATAGTAACGAAAAAGCAAAGCAAGCATTGACTATTTTAACTAAAGAACAAATTGCTTTCATTAAATCGAAGTTTGAAACTGGAGGAACAAAATGAGTGTGGTGCAAGTCCCAGAGGTAACATGGGCACCTGATAAGATGGTCGAAGTGGTTTTAGGTGAACCTGATGATTTTTTAAAAGTCCGTGAGACACTAACACGTATTGGTGTTGCTTCCAGAAAAGAGAAAAAAATATATCAATCATGCCATATATTGCATAAGCAAGGGAGGTATTATCTTGTCCACTTTAAAGAACTTTTTGCTCTTGACGGGAAACACGCTAACCTTACTATTAATGATGTTCAGCGTCGGAATCGTATTGCTCAGCTTCTTGCTGATTGGGGTCTCATAAGTATTGTTGATGTTGAAACAATAAAGGACATAGCACCTTTAAATCAAATCAAAGTATT